TAACACCACTGTTTATTGTTATGGGACCAGCAGACATAGCATTTTTGCCGTTAGTAATAGTATAGTTAGTAGTCACAGTTTGACCATTTTCGTAAAATATTTCATCTGATCCACCACCTGTAGCTCCAGCCGATATACCTGTTAAATTTGATCCATCAACCGCTGGAAGTGTTGAAGGAAATCTTGCATCGGGTATAGTTCCAGAGGATAAATTACTTGCGTTTAATGATCCTGTTTGTGACGCAACAGAAAAATCCAGAGTGCCATCACTGTCTTGATAGGTTACTGTTATACCTGATTCTGTGTTACCAGTAACCATTGCACCTACAATATCCTGCACTTGCTCATTTGTTAAAGTTGCCGTTATATACCCTGCTCCATTTGTAAGTTGATTATTATTAGTAACATTGGTTGCACCAGAGGCAATACCATCTAATTTATTTTTAAGAGTTGTGGTGAAATTTTGATCTGTCTGTGATGCAACCGCAAAATCTAATGTTCCGTCACTATCTTGGTAAGTTACTGTGATGCCCGACTCTGTATTACCAGAAACCATGCCACCTACAATATCTTGTACTTGTTCATTAGTTAGAGTCGCAGTAATAAATCCAGCACCATTAGTTAATTGGTTGGTGTTGGTTACGTTAGTTGCACCAGCAGCTATCCCATCTAATTTATTTTTTAAAGTTGTTGTAAAATTTTCATCTGTTTGACTAGCAACTACAAAATCTATTGTGCCATCGCCATCTTGATACGTTACTGCGATTCCTGTTTCTGTATTACCAGAAAGCATACCGCCAACAATATCTTGAACTTGCTCGTTTGTAAGTGTTGCTGTTATGTAGCCAGCACCATTGGTAATAGCATTATTGTTCAAAGAAATATTTGACGTTCCATCAAACGATACCCCTGCAATAGTTCTCGCAGTTTCTAAAGCTGTGGCTGTAGCAGCGTTACCAGTAGTGTCTTGGTTTAGAGTCGCAACTCTAGCTGCTGCAAGCGTTCCAGAAGAAATATTAGAAGCGTTTGTAGTATCTGTGGTAGCTGAAGCTGCAAGACCAAGCATAGTTCTTACGGCACTTGGAGCTATCTCTTCGATAATTCCTGCACCACTAGAATCTCTACCTAAAAGTCTGTCTGTTGCTGATACATTTTGAATTTTGGCATAAGTAACAGCATCATTATCAATAGTAAATACAGAACCAGAACTTGATACTGTAATATCTCCTTTATCTCCATCATCTACTCCACCACTTACTTCAACAACAGATCCAGCGTCATTTTTTGTAAATAATTTAGCTGTATCAGTTCTTATGGCTATTTCGCCAACTGAAAGATC